TCAAACTTAGAAGGATATTTTAATGTTATACTCATCCCATCAGATTGATTACCGATAACTGTTCCAAGGTCTGGATACATATTAACCCTAAAAAACTTAATAATTTTATCTATAGTTTCTGCTTCAAACTGTGATGTAGGAATTAATTTAAACTGAAATCTAAATGATCTAAGAGCCACTCCGTTAAAGATATTTCTATTGTTAGGATTAATCGCAACGCCAGTTGCGCTACCAACCGCTCCTGCTATTTGATTCATTCCAAACCTTCTAGCAGTTCTCTGTACAGCTAGTGCTGTACCAGCATCTCCAAAATCACCAGCTACTGCTTTACCTATGTCATCAAACACTTCTTTTCCACCTTCAATTAAAGCTCCTAGCGCGCTAGATCCTTGCTGAGCTGCTGTAAAGGTAGTAGCTCCTATAGCGCCTAGATCTACTGAACCATACTGCATTTGATCTGATATTTGTATTGAGGATGGTAAAAATAAACTAACACCTCCTTTAGGTATTTTGTTATTTACTTTACCTGGTACATTTTTGTATCCACCACCATACAGACTTTTAAGATCTCTTCCTAGTTGAGTGGTAACAGTAACAGTCTCTGCAGGGCCCTGCCCTGCAGGGGCAGGTGTAACTGTTTTAGTAATCTCACCTGCAACTAGATCTGCTAAATTTTGGTATTCTTCATCATATGCATTAAACTTAATAATACCTTTATAGTTGTCCTTATTAGTCGTAGGAAAAGCAAGATTGACTTGATAAAGATTGTTATAGCTAAAAGCAGTAGACATAAATGTACCTATAAATAGAATTTTATGAGATTATTTATATGGCTTATTCAGGTAAATATAGAGTAAAACATCGAAGTAAGTATAAGGGTGACCCCGATAGAGTTATTTTTAGGTCTATGTGGGAACATCACTGCTTTACTTGGTGTGATAACAACTCAAATGTCAAGAACTGGTCTTCAGAAGAAGTGGTTATACCTTATCTATGGGATGTAGATAAACGTATGCATAGATATTTTATGGATTTAAAAATATGTTTTCAAGACGGTAGGACTATATTAGTAGAAATAAAACCTGATAAAGAAACAAAACCTCCTAAAAGACCTGACAAATCTAAACGATACATCAGTGAAGCAATGACTTATGTAAAGAATATGAATAAATGGAAAGCTGCAAATGAGTATGCAAAAGATCGTGGATGGGAATTCCAAATTTGGACTGAAAAGACTCTTACGGAAATGGGTATTATGCCTACGCAAAGCAAAAAGGGAGGATTGAGAGCTCTTAAACCTCTTAAACCGATAAGCAGAAAAAAAGTCCTTAAAAAGAGATAAATAAGTTACATGAGCAATTTATTTCAAAAAATAGAACAAGACGCTTTTAGAGCAGGTATTACCCCACGCACTCAACAGTCGCGTGATTGGTTTCGTCGTAAGGTGCAGAATATTAGATCTATTAATAGAAACACTCTAATGAAGGATGAACAGTTATCTTTAGGTAGTAGACGTTTAATTGGGTCTATGCAGATGTTCTTTTATGATCCTAAACATAAAGAAAAACTACCTTTCTATGATAGCTTTCCTTTGACCATTGTTTTAAGTCCTGCTCCTGGGGGATTTATGGGTCTCAACTTACACTATCTACCTCCTATACTGAGAGCTAAATTTTTAGACGCTTTGCTTGATATTACTAATAATAAAGCATATGATGAGACTACTAAGTTTAACGTGACATATAATACATTAAAACGAGCAGCTAAATTTAAATACTTTAAACCATGTATAAAGCATTATCTAACTAGTCATGTTAGAAGTAAATTTGCAGAAGTGCAAGCTCCTGAATGGGAAATCGCTACATTTCTTCCTACATCTGATTGGCAAAAAACAAGTGCACAAGCTGTGTATACTTCTTCAAGGAAAATGATCTAATGGAAACAATTGACACACTAAAAAGTGTTATTAGTAAAAGACGAGGCATAGCCAGAAGTAATCTGTTTAGAGTTTATCTGCCAACAGATATACCTGGTTCCCATAAACTATCTTCTGATGAACTAAATGTTCTCTGCACAAATGTTAATCTACCAGGACGTCAAATTCTAACACAAGAAAGACTAATCGGTATAAAAGGTCGTAAAATGCCTACAGGGTTTGCATCAGATGATGTTAGTATGACCTTTTATTGTTTGAACGATTATGGTATAAGAGAATATTTTGAAGCTTGGCAGGATTTAATTATAAGTCAAAATACTTATGAGATCGCATACACTGATGAATATTGTAGAGATATTGAAATTGCTCAACTTAAAAAGGGTATGGGATTTGATGTTCCTATAGATAGAATTTTTGGATTAAATGTAGATATAGACATCAGGACCAAGGAAGAAACTATTTACAAATGTAAACTATTAGAAGCGTTTCCAACCACAATGAATGCAATAGAACTATCTAATGAATTGGATGGGCTTGTTCAATTAAATGTTCAACTATCTTATAGAAATTGGAGTAGTATATAAACAAGAAAAATAAATTTTAAATTATTAAATAAAGATTAGGATGACTTATTATGGCATTACCGGTAATTAATGAATACAGCAAATACTCACTTACTATACCGTCTTCTGGGAAAACAGTTACCTTCCGTCCATTTTTGGTTAAAGAACAAAAAATTCTTTTAACTGCTATGGAATCGCAAGATGAATCTATGATATTACAGGCTGTAGTAGATACACTAAAATCTTGTGTGTTTGACGAATTAACAGAAAAAGAGTTAGCCACATTTGATGTGGAATATATGTTTACTCAGATTAGATCAAAATCAGTTGGAGAATCAACAACTATAGTGCTGAAATGCTTAAAATGTGAAGAAGATAATAAAATAGATGTTAATTTGAGTGAAATTGAAGTAAAATTTGAATTAGAAAATAAAATAAAAATAAACGATCAGTTCACAATAGAGATGAGATATCCAAACTATCAAGATGTTATAATGCTATCAAAACTAGAAACAGATAAAACAACTGAACAAGTTATGGAATTAATTACTTTATGTTTAGATAAAATATACACAGAAGAAGAAATTATTAACATACAAGACGAACCTAGAGAAGAAATTGTAAAATTTATAGAATCTTTAAACACAGAACAGTTTGATGGAATGGTTAACTTTGTAATGAATTTACCAGCATTAAAAAAAGATATAGATTTTAAGTGTAAATCTTGTGGTAAGAAAAACAAAACAACTGCGGAGGGGTTGCAAAGTTTTTTATCTTAAATCTCTCCCATGAATCACTGGTAAACTATTTTCATGTAAATTATCAGCTGATGCAAAATCATAAATATTCATTAAATGATATAGAAATGATGATACCATGGGAGAGAGAAATATACGTTTCGTTATTAATCGAACAAATGAAAGAAGAAAAACAATTAAGAGAGCAGCAGGCATTACATGGCTAGTTTATCAGATGTAGTATCCGTATTACAAACTCAAACTAAAAATATGGAAGATACTAAAGTTGGTATCGATAAGCTGGTTAGTGTTATCCAGAAGCAGCTGGATGAACAAAAGAGCAGCGCAGGTGACGAGCTAGAAGACAAAATACGTGAAAGACGTAAAATAAAAAGTGCTCCTAAGCAACCTAATACATTTAAGGGAGGAGTAGCGGACTCTATTAAACAGGACTTAGGTCTTGGGTTTATTCAAAAATTAGCGAGTTGGTCCTTTGGAGCTTTAGGAAGCGCCCTTGGAGCCGTAGGTGTAGGTGGAGCTATTGCTGGACTAACTCCTGCCCTAGGCAAGATGATAGGAAGAGCGTTTACAAGAGGGCCTCTTGCTGCAGCTATTTTATTATTTGGAGAAACCGCTCTTACAAATATGTTTGAGAGTTTAGATCCAAATGATATTACAACAGATGAATTTAAATCTAGTATAGCTTCTAGTTTATCAAATGCTGCTACACTTGGTGTTCTTGGATCAATTCTAGGGAGAAGACTGGGGGCAGCATTATTTGTTGGATCTTTAATTGGTGATGGGGTTAAGTCCTTATTTGATGATGATACATTAAAATCAAAATTTCTTGAAGGTTTTGGTTTAAATCTTAACTTTGAGGACTTTATCACTTACGGAAGCCTAGTTGCAACTTTTTTTGGTCCTATGTTAGTAGGAAGTGCACTTAGAGGTGCTCTTGGTTTGACTGCTGCAGTTGGTCCGGCAGGAACAGCAGTAGCAACTGGAGCTGCAGCAAAAGGATTTAAAGACGGGTTTAAACCTGGTAATTTTAATATTAAAGGCCTAGGTATAAGAGCTGGTTGGGCGGGGTTAATTGCATTTACAGGATCTATTTTAGGTAAATATATTGGTGATCAAGCTAATAATGAAAAACTCGGAGATACTATATCCGGAGCTGTTACTGCAGCAGGAGCTGGTTTTATGTTGTTTGGACCTAAAGGTGCTGTAATAGCAGCATTAGCTTATTTAGCATGGGCAGGAGTGAACGAACTAGCTAATTTTTTCAATAGAAACGAAGAAAAATATTTAGATAATTTGAGAAAAAAATTCAAAGAAATTGAAGATCAAGACCCTGCCGGCATGACTCCAGAAGAAGTAGCTGCTAATTTACAAAAAGCTAATACGCTTCGTGCAGAAATAGAGAGAGAAAAACAACTAACTAGCAACCCAATAAAGGCAACAAAACTAGGAGCAGAACTTGATGAAATAAACAAGTACTTTGAAAAAGCAGCTAAACTACGACCAGAGGACGCTTTAACAGCATACCAAATAAATTTACTCAAGAAGAAGGCAGGTGAAGGAAACCTTGAAGCAGCAAAAAGATTATTAGCCAATGAATTATTATTAAATAAAGGTCAAATGAATGAAGACCAATATGAAAATTTCTTGCTATCTCTCGATGAGAGGTTACTAGCTAGTGAGTTTGGAGGTGAATCTAGTGTTCTTAGACAAACTTTAGATAAAGCTCTGCAACAAAGTTTTAATCCTGGTATGATAACATCTAATTATAAAGGAGAGTTTGAAGGTTTAGACCCTGAGTCTTGGAAAGCTGGATATTTTAAAGATATAGTAAATCCATTTTTACCTATGAATACTATCAAAGATATAGAGGACGAGGGTAGGTTTGTACTACCTGGAGGACCTCAAGACAGTAAACATCCATTGCATCAACGGCAGTGGATGAGACTTCTTGACCTACTTCCCGGTAAAGTAATTGATGACTTATTATCTAGTCCTGCCGATCGTAATCCTCCTCCTATAGTTTTTAGAGAGGGAGATAGAATAGATAATAGTACACATACTAGAACAACTAGTAATAGTGAGAGTAGTAGATCTCCTATAAACGCAACAGCTACTACTAAATTAGTAGTGAGAGGTGGAGGAAGATACTTAGGGGCGTATTAAATTCAATAGGGAGGCTTACTGCAGAGCCTCCCTATCTATCTGCATTTTACGTATGCAGCAACCGACTGGATTTTCTTCTACGGTACCAGTGCTTTAACCGACCTAAAGAACAGGGCCCTCCTTTTCCCTAGGATTTGGTTGGGTACGTTCGACGAAATTGTCAGGCTTTCCCCATGCGCCTTAGTCTTCCGCTGCAAGTTTAGCGAAATAACTCATTGTATCATCTTCATCAATAGAAGTGTTCTCAGCAGTAGCTATAGGAGTTGGTGATACAGCTGCTACTGCTGGCTGAGACGCAACACTACCAGCTGAATAGCTAGCCATCTCATCTAATGCAACCGCTTGTTGAACTGTACGTGGAGCATTCTCTCCAAGCACAACTGCAA